ACGTTTAAGAGTTTCTTTCTGTCTTGGTGTAAGTGCTTTCTTCATCTGTATCCACCTCCCCTTGCTTTATATTGTTTAGCTAACATCTGTGCCTTACGAGCAGACCACTGTCCTGCCTTACCACCTTTCGTACCTGCCTTGATCCTATTGAACAATGCTTTCCTCATAGTGGGTTTGGTATAGTTACCTGCCTCGTTGACTCTACTCTTTGTCATTACTTTTTCTTTTTAGCTTTCATAATTTTTTGCTGAAGCTGTTTTGGTAAAGTCTTTTGTTTCTTGGTAAGACCTCCACCATTAGCTTTCTTCTTGGTAGTAGTTTTCTTCATAGTTCCATACATGGTACTCTCCTTTGCTGATTTAATTTGTACGAACTCATGCTCGTTTCTTCTTTGCCTTATTTCGTTTAGTAATTGCTCTAGCCTTCGCCCTAGCATCTGCACTACTTGATGCACCCCATTGACGAAGCGATAATAACTTTCTCGTAGGTTTACCTTTGGAATCATAATCTGGTCCTTTCGAAGCACCCATTCTAGCTAAGAAACTTGCTCGTCTGGGATTGTCACCACTTTTCACTGGTGCTTTTAATGTGCCACCAGTTTGTCTTTTATAACTGGCACGACCCTTAGCATTTAATCCACCTTTAGGGTTTTTCCCAGCTTTTCTTTGCCATGCAGGTGTCTTAGCCATATCAAACCTTTTTGAATATTAATGTTTGTATAGGTCCACTGTCAGTGTAAGCATACGAGTTTTTGGACCCCCATGTCAAGTTAGGTCTATGCTCACAGATATATTACCCTGTACTAATGACATTGACTTTTCTACTGGCTTGTAACCTGCTCTATCCAGTATGTCTTTACTAGCTTCAAGCTGTACGTATTCGGACTTAGCACTACTCGCTAAGTCCAATACCTTCCTTGAAGCTATCGTAGCATTTAATCCTATGCTCTGTCTTATACATTGTTGCATATACTCTTGGACATGAGGCAATCTCAAAGTCTTACTGGCTGTCACTCTTCCTGCTTCACCTTCTGCATATCCAGACTTTGAACTTGCCTCTTTGATGCTACAACCTAATGCTACAATCGTATCAACTAGTGTCTTCTGTTTCTTCGTGAGTCTTATCTGTTTTAACAAGAGAACCCCCCTTACCCCCCTTTTATGGATTAGCTAATTTCATATGTCAAGGGTATTCTAGTTCTCTTGTTAAATCAATGACTTACGTCATTGGACTCACTCATTACAGACAGCCACTATATTGATACGTGCCACTTTGTATCGCCAAAGTGGACAAAACTATATTCTTCCAGTCCATTGCGACAAGGCTTAGGGTAGAAGAACTACATTACTGCAAGACGTACGTCATGCCTTCATTTCGTTATTCTACCTTTCGTCAACAGAACACACCTTGACGAATGTTGCTTCAGAATACAATGCCACTTTATAAAAGTGTCAGACCCACAAACATAATGTGTCGCACGTGTGCGACAATACACACACACGAAAGTATATTATATCATTAGATGATGACTACCCAACAACCTCATGCGGAACACACACGCACTTTCTAAAAAATAAGCGTAATGATATGCCAAGGCAAAGCAAGGTTTTGCTTTGGTCATATCTATCACCTAGATTTTTTACAAACCACTGTCGTTCCTTTGTTCTTTTCATTTGTCAAAAAGGATAAATCCACAGCTTCGTTTCAAATCCCAAGAGGGATTTGGACTCATCTTGTGGTTTTGTACAAATGAAAAGTTGCAGGGTAAAGGGGTATCTAAGCATATACTTTGTGTGTGTGTGAGTACTTTAAATTAACTAGTAACTTAATAGGAGATATAAACATGACTAGTAAAAAAGTAGTAAAGTTAGAGAATAGAGATACTAACATTGATACATCATTTGATAGCATTGATACTATCGTAGATAAGATCATTGAAGGTTGTTCTGAGGTCAATTTCAGTAGCTCAAGTGCAAAGTACTTGGGTGATGAAATGACCGAGACCGGTGAGAGAATCCCTAATCCAAGATACAATGCCAACTTCTTGTATCGCTTTGGCAACTATTGTAAAGATGACGAATGGAATCTTAACAACAGCATTGAGAAACTCAATGATGCACAAGCCAAAGCTCTACAAGAAGAGGAGATGAATGGCAAGGAGTCAATCGTGGCTCTACAGCACAGAAAGTCAGAGGCTTACTGGGCAGAACGAATCAAGACTGATGAGTTCTTTCTTGCCATTCATGCTCAACTTTTTCACCTTACTACTGGTCATACTTGGTCAGGTAGCAAATGGTTTGCTGAATACAAAGCATGGCTTAAAGGTTACTCACCAAATGAGCCACAGAGAGTATCTGGTAAACAAGATATCCTCAATAGGAAATCATAATTACAACCACAGAGAGAGCTTCGGCTCTCTCTTTTTTTGTTTGCAGAGGTGTTTGGATTGGCTCAACAATTAGCAGGTTGGCGGCGACAGTTCTGCTTAAACTTATCATTGGAGATAGTATCATGATAAATTTTTTCGACAAATATCCAATAGCAATATATCTTGTGTATATTGTTTTCGTAGCTGTAATGTTTGCAACTTTTTTGTTTGCACTCATTGCAATATCTTAATGTTCATACGGAGGTAAAAATGAACCACATGACTCAACTCGCAAAACTAATAGACAAACAAGGTGACTATGACTTTCCAATAGACACCATATCAATGGCAGGTACATATGATGATGACTGCGAAACAAAGCTAGTCAAATGTCCTGACAAGATGATGATTGTTCGTGCAGATACAATGGAATATCTTGGCAGTCATTCAATATCATACAGACCAGTGACTCATGCACAAGTGCTTGACCCTATCATTGATATAGCAGACAGCCTCAAGACACCATATGTTACACAGATCAATATGTTGGATAATGGTGCTATGATGGACACACGATTGGTATTCAAAGAGATATGCTTTGATGATCCTGCATTGCAAAGCTATGTTGCATTTCAGATATCAGTTCGTAACTCTTACAATGGTGTTTGGTCTGTTATGATACAAGCTGATGGACTTCGTATGTTTTGTTACAACAAATGCACAACACCTGATGTAGTTGCTAACTACAGACTCAAACATAATGGTCACTTCAAATATAACTTTGAGCATCTCAAACATTCAGTAGATTTGTTTCGTAGCAATGAGCAAAGATATCGTGATTGGTACAACACACCAGTTAGTACACAAGATGCTTATGATATGTTTTCAAAATTAACTTATACAACAAAACCTACTATTGATGGTAAGTATCGTAATGAAACACAATACGCAAAACTCAAACAGCATTGGGGTGAATACCAACAAACTATTGGTAAAAACAAGTGGGGTCTATACAATGCAGTAACACATTGGATCTCTCACCCTGAAAATGTCAGTAGCACCAACAAAACTATTGTAGAACGTAACAATAAAATGGTAAGCTACATGAATAGACCAAACTCAATACTCAACTAATGGAGGTAAAGTTGATAACATACACGACAAACGAACTGAAGATGTGTGAGAATATAGCACGAGCTTCTCACCCATCAGAATACAGAGATATATTCAAACACATTACACTCTGTACCAAACCCTATGGTGATCTACACCCTGAAGTGTGGATTAACAAGATGACTGCTAAATCAATAAAGATATGGGAACAAAGTCACCCTGATCTTCAAGCATCAGCAATGATTGAAGATATCTTGTATGACAGCGGCATCAAGCATATGAACTTCAAGTAATACCTTGTCGTGGGTAGTAGCTAGGCATAGCTCCTTATGCCTAGCTACATTTAACTATGAAAAACACAGTAAAATATCAACACAAAGCACTGATAGATCAGCTTGTGTCACTGAGAAAAGAACGACATATCTCTCAAGAGTCACTAGCTTTGTCCATTGGTGTAGATACCAAACTGTTTGGTCAATGGGAACGTAAACTTGTTGAACCAAAACTATTTAACTTGCTATGTTGGTGTGAAGCATTGCAAGTTTACTTAACAATATCAACAGATGACGGAGAGTTTTAATGACAGATCTTGAAAAAATAGTGCAAGAAGGAATGGATAAATCTTATCTACAAGGTAAAATTATTGTATTACATGAACTGATTAATAAACTTAAATCACAAGTAATTCTGCTTGAAGAAGAATTAGAGAAAGGCAAATTCAGTGCCAAGCAAAAGTAAAATCAAAGGTAACTATCATGAGAACTGGTTTGTAAAACTATTCAACTCTTGGAAGTATCCTACAAAAAAAGTACCACTATCAGGTAGTCTTGGTGGTGAGCATACTGGTGATATCAAGATCGTTATCAATGACAAAGAGTATGTAGCAGAAATAAAATACAGAGCAGTAGATAAATTCCCTAGTGTTTTCAAAGTTTTACAAGCTAGAGATATTGCTTTTTATAAACGTAAAACTGGTGATCCTAGATGGGTTGCCATCATTCCAGAAAAAATATTTAAGGAGATAATTAAATGAAATGTGTAATCTGTAAACAAAACATTGATATACTTTATCATAATGGCAAAGCAATATGGGAAGATGGACATAATGCTGAACCTATATGTGAAGGTAGATGTTGCACAATATGCAACGACACAGTAGTAATGCCACAACGTATTACTGATATGAAGATGACCCTAATTCAAGGAGGCAAAGATGGGTAATGTTAAGAAAACAATATACGATTATTATGATCGTGTAGTTTCAATCGAAGGATTGCAACGAGTCATAGATGAATCTGATGATGTGTCACAAGTACAAAGATTCATTAATTATAATATGAAACCAAAGTTTCAATCTGAAAAAGATATGTGCAATGACATAGCAGTAGAACTTTGGAATGAGTATTGGGGTGATTACATTGAAGCTAATTACTAAAGATTGGCAACCAAGCCAAGCAATCATGGATAGATACAAGGAGGTAAACCATGACAGAGAACTCAAACATTTCAGACATTTCTACATACACAACCAATATCGAAAAGAAAACTGGGATAACGAATATAGCAAATGGTGTAACAAACAACTCAGTCGCAGAGCTAATAATAAAAAGGTACTCAGACAAACCAAACCATCACACCAAACTGATTCGTTCTTCCATAGAATCATTACTGAACTGTCAGATAAATGAACGAGTAAACAATCAGTATATGTTCTTCAGATGGGATATGCCTTGCATATCTGATGTAGCTGATGGACTCGTCAAGAGTGAAGAGTCTATTACACAGCTAATGAAACATGGCATGACTGTCGCTGATCCAAAAGATATTGAGAAATGGATTGTCGAAGTTATGGTATGTACTACCAAACAATCAGCGCTTACAGAAAAAGATATGGCACTCAAAGCTCGTGTGTATGCAGGTAAGTTGTCACATATACCTGCCGACATACTAAGATATGCTTGTGAACAGATATGTTTAAAGAGTAAATTCTTTCCATCACTGGCAGAGATCTATGAGTTTGTTCAGCCATTGCTATACTATCGTAAGTCACTGGTTGAATCTGTATCACAACAACTAATATCAGCGAAAGGATATTGATATGACCCTAGCAAAATGGCAAATAGAAGATATGGAATCGTTAGAAGGAAGAGATCTTATGTATTTTCTTCTTGATTGTTATGACAATAATGTCATTGAAGGCGATAACATTACACAATTTTTAACTGAAAATATCAGTGATAACGTAGTCAAGGAATACATAAAGGAGGAAGCCTATGACAATTGATAAAGAAACCCTGTCACACAATGTAGAACAAATATCTAAAATGACTGTAGATGAATTTCAAACTACTTGTGAAAATTATAATATAGCCGCTTGGGAAATAGATCATATGGTCTATGACTTAGCAAAAGCATTAACTATAACTAGGAGTAAATCAAATGGAAGATAGATTTGAAGATGTACCAGTAGAAGTATCTGATCGTGACAGATACGGATATATAAAATTAAATAGTTATTATGATTTTTTTCAGACTCAATTATTTGTGCCTGATAAAAACGACAACCTGCAACCAGCAGGAATGTCATCTACCCACAAAGATTATATCTAAATACTTGATAACATTAACAAATTAGTGTATGCTGATAGCAGAAAACGGAGGACTAAATGGCAGTAGAACTAAGACTATCTGCTCATGCAGAAGATTATATCAGAGGCTCTGATATGGTGTCACTCATGAGTGGTAAATGGAATGAACTTTGGAAAATCAAAACTGGTAAAATTGGTCGTGTAGATTTATCACACGAGTTTCATGTCTTGCTTGGTGTTGAAACAGAAAACTTTAATCTTATGTGGTCGCAACGAGCATTTGATTATGAGTGGTCAGCACAGAAAAAATTTGAAATGTCATATGGTAGCATACCATTTCAAGGTACAGTTGATGGCTACGATAAAGACAAGCATATGATTATCGAATGCAAACATACTCATGGCATGAATACTATGGAGAATATGATTAATTTCTATATGCCACAAGTACAGTTTTATCTTTATATATCCAAAGCAAAACAATGTTTATTATCCGTCATACTTGGTAATAAATATGATGGAGTTATTATAGATGCTAGTGAACAGTATCAAAAACAAATGCTTACACAGATCAAAATATTTTGGGATTATGTAATACATAATGAAGAGCCACAAGATATGCACATTGCCACATCTAAAAGCATTACCGATAGCATTCCTATCAATGGCAAAACCAAGCGAGATGTATCAAAGAGCAACAGTTTTACTGAAGCTACCAATGCTTACATGATGTTTGAAGAAACAGCTAAAAAGTTTGAGAGTGCAAAAAAGCTGCTCAAAGAAGAGATCAAGCCTGATGAAGCAGAGATCTATAATGATGTCTTGTCAGTCAAGCGAGA